CGGAAACAGTAGCCTAAAACCCTAGCCCCTGAAACATGGGGCTTCTCTTTTGCCCAGAGGTTGAAAAGAGGGCCGACCCGTGCCTGCGGCTCTTTCCAGTCGTACCTCCTGTCGGCTCTTTCTTCATCTTCTCCAGAGAATCAGAGGACTTGTTGGTGTTAAAATAGGTAAGATATAAGGTCAGAATTATTTTATGGATTTTTTGTCAAAATAGTAACCAAACCTATTTACTTACTAGTAATCTGTCGATTATACTTAATAGCAGAGTTGAGGCACTTAGCCAAAACCAAAACCCTAGTTTAAGAGAACCCTAGACATGACCATTATTTATCCATCAATAAAAACACAAAGACCAATCGACCTGACAAACCTTGTCGAGGTTTACCGTAATCTTAACGTAACGGATAAGACTAGAATCCCTCAAGAATTGCGGACAGAGTCCGGAGTGTATGGCTGCCCGATCTATAGTATCTGCCAAAATGGTAGGATCGTAGGTTATAGCAATAACCTGATTTTGGAAGATGTTCGAATCCGTATTCAGGAAGGGGGACAACGTCGAGCCAAAGAAGAAGACCGCAAAAACGTACACGCCTATTTCGTCGGGAAGCTTGTTCCCCATGTTAGCGGAGTTTGCAAGGCATCCGGCGGTTTCCCTGTCAACCCGTATCGACCGAAACAGGGTGACAAGTGTTTCACTTATCGAGTCAATGCATTCGTTGCCGAGGTTGGGGAACGCCAAGACATTGACTCCCCGTTTTGGTATGCCGGTGCTGTGAAGCTTTCCCACGAGGGTCAATGTGCTACGGTTTACCTTCCCCGTGAAACTGTAGCCCCAGATCTTACCTAATAACTAGGGTGTCCTAGGCATGACTCAAAACTGCCTATTCTCAAATAATTGGGACTAGCTCGCAACCCAGTGAACTTAGTCCATTGCTCAGAGGTTGCCGCATATGCAGGCTTTGGATTGTCCCAGTTATTTTTTCTAGGCATGACTCAAAACTGCCTATTCTTTTTCTCACTCCAATTTTTAGGAACTAATAACATGACTGACACAATTCTCAACATTCATACCGATTTTTTCAACCAGCAAGCTGACACCGTTTACAACACCATTGAGCAAGAATTGCAATTAGCGATGGATCGGTTTTTGCGTGAGCATAAACTACAACAGGAATTCAATAACGGAAATGTCTGGTTTGAGAATCAGGTCGAGATCCTAACCTGTGACAAAGACGGACGTATCGAAGGGTCTGAAGCTTACGTCGAAATGCCCGAGTATATCGGAACCCGTAAGGATAGCGACAAAGACCGATTTGACGATCCAGACGTAGAAGACATCCACTCGTCGACTTGGCACACTAAGACCGAAAGAATTTTCGATTGGATCTCTTGGAGTTATTCCAACTATCCAAATGCTACCGATGTCACGGTTTCCATCCGTGGGTTATACGATGACGGAAGTGAACACGGATGCACTATTGAATGGACGGGGTTTGTGGTCGAGTTCAAACGAGAGACTTTCAAAATCGTTCGGTTTCACTTCCCCAATATTGACATCAATGAGGCTGAATTTATTAAAGGCGGTTTGACTAGGGAAGAAGCCATCGCTCATTGCAAGCGAGAAGACTCGCACGAGATGTGGACGTGGTTTGACGGATGGACAGCAGAGTGAGAAGGGGGGGAGGTCAAGCAATTGGCCTTCTCTCTGTGGTATTTCCCCCCTAGTAGCACCCTCAAAAAAAATTTAGGGGTATCCCCCACAAAAAAAATTTTGGGGTATACTGGACGCTGTAATGTAACCCTGTAGTCGTGCAAAGGAGTAGCCATGTCTGAAGAACAACAGGAATTCGAATTCGTCCATCAGGAGACGGAGATCAACGAACGCCCCTCCCCGGAAAAAATTGAGATGATAAAGAAGGTGGAAGGGATGATGCAAACTACCCTCCCTAAAGTAGAGCAGATGCTTGCAATGAAGGAGGAAACTCGTCAGATGATATCGGAGGTTAAAAACCTCCTCCAAGAAGTCGAAGAAATAACAAAAAGATTATCCGACTAAGCTTTATCTCTTCTCCAGAAGACCCTACAATGGTAGATGGAGAGGTCTATTAACATAAATATTAATATTACCCAGAGTAATAGTTTTATAGTATACCTTACGATTTCGTGAATTTAATTCACAGGAGTAGCAACAATGGCAAAAGCCCCCGCAAAGAAAACGGAAGAGAATCCTCTGGAAGCAAAGATGCAGGCACTCGCAAGTGCAATGGCAACGGTTTCAGAGTCAGTGTCCACTATCAATGAACGATTATCCGAACTAGAGCCTAAGGTGGACCGAGTCCTTCCTCGTGAAGGCCCGGTGCCTATTGAAGTCTGGCTTTCTCTGGACAAAGAGACTGTAGTCGCAAATGCTCTAAAGGGGTGTGTCGAGGGTATTCTGGCGAATGCACCTCTTCACAATCTTGGGGATCCACACATGCAGGCTGAATACGCTAGAATAGCTATAGGGATGGCTGAGGTCTTCCTTCTAGAGGTTGCAAAGAAGAAAAATCAGACACTAGAGGTAAAAACCGATGAACAAGATACTGAGTAACGTAAAAGGCATGTTTTCTGACTGGTTAGCGTCCACAAAGTCAAAAAGACTGGTCGCAGCCATCGTAACCTCGGTTTTCACCACAATTGGCGTGGAAACAGGGTGGTTGAGTGAGTCTCAAGCGTTAAATATCGCTGGAATCGTCATTGCAGCCATTCTTGGTGACTCGTATCGTCCTATGAACCCTGAGAAGTAAGATGGGACGTAGAAGACGAGCTAGAAGGGATGATATGGACGATCAGGGCTATTACACCAAACCTGACGCTAAATCTTCCCGTATAGAAGCCAAAACCGAGGCTAAAAGCGACAAATACGACTATAAGATCTCGAAAGTCGATGCCAAGGCAGAAAAAAGCTACGCCACCGCTGCTAAACGCAACTCATTAGCCAATTTGATAAAATGGGTGCTAATAGCAGTGGGTGTCCTCTATTCACTGACCAAATTCGGTGGATCAGGCTTACTAGACAAAGCGAAAGGGTTAATCGGACTATGAGAACTAGATTTATCAAAGATTATGTCAAGAATCGCATGGTAATACGTGGTCCCTTCACTGAAGATACAGTGATGGTCAGCAAGTACCTCGTTTCCAGCGGATATAAGCCAGTTACTCTCGTAGCGTACTGGAAGCATGTCCTTTTCTGGTGGAAGAAGCCTAAATCGACTCCTCTCCAGAAAAAGTAATGACTTTACTTATTAATAAATAACGACCGAAGCTTTAGCGAGGGAGTGATGAATCAAGCCCTAAGTGAAGATGCCCTCTTCTACTTCTATCGCTGTGTTCCCCAGAGAATAATTGACGGGGACACGGTGGTTCTGAAAATAGACCTTGGACTTAACGTCTCAGTCACTGAACCATGCCGTCTCAAAGGCATCAACGCCCCCGAGATACGAGGTTTAGAGCGTCCNGAGGGGTTAGAGTCCAAAGCCTTCTTAGAATGGCTTCTNGACGGTCCTAGCGACTTTGCCTGCCAGACGTACAAAGACCGAACTGGCAAATACGGGAGATATCTTGTCGACCTGTATGCTGATGAGGTTTGCGTTAACGAAGCAATGGTGGCAGAAGGCTATGCAGAAGAAATCGAATGATCTCCGTATCAGTGTAGGTGTGAACGAGCAGGTAAATCACCCGAAACACTACACCAAAGGCAAACTGGAGGCATGGGACGCTATTCATGGTCTCGGATTAGGTTACCTCGCAGGGAATGTGGTAAAGTATCTAATTAGATACAAGCTGAAAGACAACCCAATGCAGGATCTCTTGAAAGCTCAGGCGTACCTAAACAAGCTAATCGAGGAAGAATCGAATGAGTCTACTGGATCAGATTAAGAATAAAGACCAAGTATTCCATGGTTTACGTCCTAAGTGGACAGCCTATATTCCTCATGATCCTACGGCAAAACAACTAGCATTCCTGATGTTACCCCATCGTGAGGCTTTCTATGGGGGTGCGGCAGGGGGTGGTAAGTCTGANGCTCTCCTGATGGGAGCNTTGCAGTATGTAGACGTTCCGGGCTACGCTGCTATGATCTTCCGTAAGACATTATCTGACCTTAAACAACCCGGAGCCTTACTCGACCGTACTCATGCATGGCTCTCAAACACTCCTGCGAAATGGAATGCTGGTGAACACACTTATTACTTTCCTACATTCGACGATAAAGGCAATCCTGCGGAGCCTGCGAAGCTTACGTTCGGGTACATCGGACAAACCGATGCTTACACCCGCTATCAGGGAATCGAACTCCAGTACTGTGCATTTGACGAACTTACCCAACACTGGGAAGACGATTATCTGTATCTCTTCTCTCGAATCCGGCGTAACCGATGTCCTGAACACGGAAATGACCGAGACCCAACTTGCAAAGATTGCGACTTACGCTCTTCCGTCCCTATTCGAATGCGATCAGCATCCAACCCCGGCGGTGTGGGTCATCAATGGGTACGGGATAGATTCGACATTGGCCCATCGCCCGATCCAGATAATCCCGAAAAGCAAAGATACGTAGGTCGCCATGCTGACCGACCGTACATCCCTGCGTACATCTCCGATAATCCATTCCTCGACCAAGAAGAATACAACATCGGTCTGGATCAGTTAGATCCTGTCACACGCGCACAGCTACAGGGTGGAGACTGGGGAATCTCGGCAGACTCACGATTTAAGAAACAGTGGGCCAGATACTACAGCGTNCGTGGGCCAAATATTTGCATGGGCAAGGATGGNAAAGGNGAAGCNCACCCAATTGATTCTCTCCAGAGAATATTCTGTACTATTGACCCTGCGGCATCATCGAGAGAAGGGCCGGGGGACAAAGACATCTGGCGTAAGCAAGCCAGCTACACAGTTATCTCAACATTCGGACTCACCATGGACTACAACCTCGTCTGGTTGGACATGCGTAGATTCCGTAAAGAGATTCCCGACATCCTTCAGGAAGTGCGTACTGTCTACAAGAAATGGCATCCACAATACTTTGTCTGTGAATCCTCTGGACTAGGTAAGGGAGCGTACCAGATGCTTCTGAAGTGTGGTCTGCCTGTTAAACCTGTTCACCCTCACTACGACAAGCTGGTTCGGGCTACCGATGCCATGAACCGCATGCAGCAAGGTAAGATCTGGCTTCCTCAAACCGCAGGCTGGTTGGCTGACTGTGAAAAAGAACTATTCACATGGACTGCTCACCCTCACCAAAGCGATGACATCATAGACACTTTGGCGTATGCAGCGAAAGAAGTTAGTTGGGAAGCAGCCCATGAAGAGCGGAGCATGTCCGAACTTTACATGGACGACCTTCCGTCTGTCTTCTAGTTATTTGGCTTCAAGAATCTCGTAGTCGATGTACTTATTGAATCCTAAGTTTTCGTCTCGTTTGTTGACATAGAAAAGTCTTAACCAGTATGCTCCGATTGGCTTAGGAGGCGCACCTCGTTCGACATGCCATCCATCGTAACCGTCTTTGAATTCTTCTTTATAAGTAGGAATACACAGATGCGTTTGTTTATCGTGATAAGTCCCTGTCTTTCCTAAACGTAATCGCATTAGATCAACTTTCCACGATTCGTGAATGTGACCACTAATAACGATGTGTGGATCAGGTAGGTAGACAGCCTTCCGAGCAGTTTTAATAACACCCTTGGTTACTGGACCACCACCACCTGCACCATGAGAATAGTGCAAAATTAATGTGCGTCCTGAAACCCTGTTTGTACTGGGGTCACTTATCGAAAATCTTACAAAGCCAGAGTACCCACCGTTGTGAGTTCTGTGGCCTGTTCGATATTTAAGCTGAGTAGTCAGTCTCTCAATTAAGTCAGTCTCCTGACGTTTTAAGATGGAGGCTTCATGGTTACCCCGAGCAATGACAATAAACTGATCAGCGTAGGGTAGAAAAAAATCAGAAGCAGTGTCCACCAGAGCGTCCAAATACTCAGGAACCTTATGCTCCTCTCGGATATCTGCTTTCGAGGATCTCGGGTCATACTTTCCCTGCATGGCACAGAAGAAATCACCGCAGTCAATGATTCCTGCGTTCCGTTCTCGTGCCTGTTCTAGATGTTTTTTCTGGAGTTCCCAATCACTTTTAGGATTATCCCAGTGTCGGTCGGAAGTTAATAAAAACCACTGTTCCCACTTACTAAGTGTACTTTTTGGAGTACATCTTACGTTGAAAACATTTCGTGAGGATTTAGTAACAGCATATGTTGGTTCGAATTTGGCAGTAGCCATACTGTCTCCTAGTCGCTAGCTAATGAATCCGCAATTGAAGGGCTTCCTGCGGAGGGAAGCTGTACCCCAATTCCTTTTCGGAAGAAGGTCTGGAAAACACCAGAGTCATTGTTAGTCACTGAGAAAGTGAAGTTATCATCTTTTCTAAACTTACCTGCACCAGAGATTACAACTGCGTTGATACCTCCATGATAGTCAACAGGTCCAAAGTTCAAAGCATCAATCGATACAGTCTTAGCACTTGTTAACGTGTTGGTCATATTGATAACTAGCTTAAAATCTGAAGGGATTTCAGTGGGCATATTGATGTAGAAGTGCTTCAATGTGTAACTGGTAGCAGCGGCTAAAGCTGAAGCATTCATTGATATCTTTTCACTAGACGATGCTGTAAAGCCTGTACCTTCAAAAGTAATCTCAAGCTCACCTGAGGAAATCGAAGCTTCACCTTTGACATAACAGGCAACGCAATATCGTCGATATCTGTTTACAGCACTAGCTGCTAGAGCTTGTGAGATCTTCCAAGCTGCTGATCCGTTCCCAACAAATGAAAGTGCATAAGTCCCTTTGTAGGGAGACGCAGATCTTGTTGGATCTGGAGTAAGGTCACTAGACCATGTCCCAAGTGTCGAAGCATCTGTCCATGTTTCAAAATCAGCATTTGTAAAGTAACTGGCAGTCTTTGAATCCAGAGGACGTAAGGTAGGGCCTGCGTTAGATCCGCTACTTTCTGTGGTGTACTTCTCTGAACCAATACTTCCACCCCATTCAAATGCTTCTTGATCGAGAGTGGAATTACCAGTTACCGAGTCACGAACACAAATAATTTGTAGAGAGTCTGAAGTCGGGGCAAGCTCACTGTCAACTCCGTTGTAGTCTTCATAAGAAGAGAATGCGGAAGAAGGAGCATTGTGACCATCAAGAACCTTGTCCAGAAGAACGGTTCCCGCAGTAGCATTAGTCTTACTGGCAGTTACAGATCCGATGGTCACTGTACTACTTTTAATAGTTTGTGAACTAGCTTTCATATCTGCAATGAGTTCAATAAGAATGCCGTCCCAACCAGAAGTAGTGTTGAAGTTGTCTAACACCAGTTCATCGTTATTAAGCACATCGGTGACTTTACTGGTTAACGTGTCGATCCACGATAGAGCAGATGATTTGAACCCATCAAAGACATCAGTATTGTCTCGATAAAGATCTATCGGAGCAGAGTTAGCCTGCATTTCTGTTTCAATTTGAGTACGGTCTGTTTCTAAATCGGATATAATAGTCACAAAGTCATTGATTCTTTGTACATACTCACCGATTATTTCGAACAAGTTTGTATACTGAGCGGAGCTAAGTCCCATGGTCTGTCCCTGTATATGATTACTTGACAAGAAATTAGCTAACAAATTATCCTGTTAGCAGATAGGTTCTCTTTATTATTACACAAGATAACCTATAAAATGAATTCAGCGAGGAAGATATCTCATATGCGATTCAAAAAACCTATCGTCACTACTGGAGTTTATACCATACCGGGTGACGTTCCAAGAAAAGTAAAAATCAATCAAGACAGACTAGATCATTGGAAAGACCAATTTGATAAGATGAAAGAGGCGGGTGTTTCCGTACCTGCTCCTTGGAATCACAGCAAAGAAGCTCTTCCAATGTCTGTCGGTAATGACGGAACCCTCCCCAGAAGTGACATCAACGCAGGTTGGTGGGATAAACTTTGGGTAGAAGACGGTACTCTCTGGGGAGAATTAAATGTTCCTCAGAGTGCAGATGCTGTTAAAATTGGAACTAATGTTAAAGAGACTTCTATTTATGTTCGACCTGACTTTGAAGACGGTTCAGGAAATAAATGGCAGGACTCTTTAATGCATATAGCTTTGGTTACCCATCCAATCGAAAACGGACAGGGTAACTTTACGCCCGTTGGAGACGAGTCAGGACTGGCTATCTCCATGTCACATTTAACGGAGCCACTAGAAATGGCATCGCCAGAAAAAGCTGAAGAACAAGTTAGCTCTAATCCTGTTGGAGTTAGCCCTGATCGTGAGAACTCTCAGAATGGAGTTCCCGCATTGTTAGAGGCTCTTCGAGCAGTCATGATTGATTTGCCTGAAGATACCAATGACACTAATTTTATGGAAAGACTTTTGGTTGCTTTACGTCAGAAGAAGGCTTCTGAGCATCCAGAAGATAAATCTGTTTCTAAACCACCGGAGGGGGCAAAAGAACAACCTGCCCCAGTTGCTATGTCACAAGAAAATGCAAAAGAAATAGAGGCATCCTCCGACGATAAGCAGTTGGAAGAGGTAGTAATGTCTCATCCTAAGTTCCAAGCTGCCCAGAAGACCGTCAATTTCTTGATGGGTCACATTGGGAATCAGCACAAAGAACAACTCGCTTCCCGTCGAGATAGCCTTATCTCAGAAGGCAAGATCACGGAAGAATATGCTGCACAGCACCTGAATCCATCAATCGATGGTTTCCAGATGTCGTTCGGCGAAGACGGAAGTGTATCTGAATGTGCTGCTGCACAGATTATGGACGCTCTTGAAGCTGCTCCATCACTTACAACGAACATTTTGGGTGGAAGCAATTCCAGTCAGGATCTTAACAAACTCGCTTTGGCTATGTCACAGTCAGGTGTTTCAGGTCTTCCAGCAGGAATTAACTTGCAGGAAGAAAAGAATCCAGCCGCAGGAGAAGGATTAAATCCTGACGATGTTGCTTTGGAATTCCTGAAAAACACTGGTCACGCTAGCTAATTTTGTCCCCTTTAGTGAAGAGGTAAAAGGAATATGTCTTTCGAATTCACTGGAGCCTTTGGACTCCCTTCTGTACAAGCTGCACTGGAAACATCTGAAAATGTTTTCTGGTGGGGACGATTTGAGCAAGAGGCGTTCATCGGTTCAATCATTGATGGGTCTGCAAGAGACTCAGGAAACTCAGGCTACACGGATGTATTACGTCCGGGCCTACTTTTAGGTCGAGTCACTTCCAGCGGTAAGCTGAAAGAGTGGAACCCTGCTGCAACAGATGGTACGCAGGAAATCTACGGTGTACTCGGGTACTCCCAGAAAATGCAACGAATGGGCAGCAATGCTGATCGTTGGTTAGGTTGGGTTTACACTTGGGGATTCCTCAAGGCTGATCGCATTCTCATTCCCGGCCAAGCCAACACTGGTATCTCCGGTAATGCGAATGAACACCTGATTCGCGCACAGCTTCACAAACGATTTACTTTCTCGGATCAACTTGAAGGTAATAGNTTTGGTGGTTATCGCAACGTAGTTGCTAANACTGCTGATTACAGTGTGACTGAAGCTGATCACGATACTCTGTTCACCAACACTGGTGCAGGTGGTGCAGTCAACTTTACGCTAGATGCTGATGGTCACACCAAGAAAGGTTTGCGTTACGGTTTTTATGTAACTGCGGATCAGAATGTCACTATCACTGGCGGTACTGCTGACAAAATGATTACTTTTAACGATGCTGCTGCTGACAGCGTAGCCTTTAGTACTTCCAGCCAGAAATTGGGTGGTTTTGTTGAAGTCTATAGCGATGGTGCTGCTTGGCTCGTTGTTCATCACGGTGCTAATACCCTTACGGTTGCTAGCTAATTAACGACAGGAGAATTCTAAATTATGGCTGGTGAAATTACTCTCCAACAGTTGATGCAAACTCCCGTAATCACTCGGGTAGTCTCACGCATCAAAACCCCAATGACCTTGTTCCAGAACTTCTTTAAGATGCTTCCGGGACAGGCAGGTACGCAGAATGTTTCTGGTCGTTACCTTGGTTGGGATATTTTCGACAAGACTCGTCTGATCGCTGAAGGTCGTGCGCCCGGAACTGGGCCATCAACCGTACAGCGTAAAGCAGTCGGTCACGTTAGTGCAGTCGCCTATCGCGCTCACGAAAAGATTACTCTTCTTCACGAAGAAATCTTCCGTACTCGTCCTCTCGGACAGCAGTTCGGTGTCGTGGATGTGAATGGTCAGAACTACATCAATCGTCAGCTTGAGTATATGACTCAACGCTTTCGTAACTCTCGTGAGTTTATGATCTCACGCATGTTGCGAGGTGGCTTTGGTGTTAAGCAGACTGGTGAATCTTGGATTCCTGTAGAAAAGGGTGCCGGTACATTCGATATCGATTACTCCCTTCCTTCGGAACACTTGAATCAGCTAGATCTCGGTACTGGTTCTAACATTATCGACGCTGGCTGGCAGACTGCTTCCACGAACGTGATCAAGCAAGTCTTGAACGTCAACAAAGCATTCGAACGACTTCACGGTCGTCCANTGCGACACATNTGGATCAACAGTTCTACTTTCGAGTTGCTGTTGAACAACACTTCATTGCAGAACACTGCTGGTACAGCTTACCGAATCTTCGATTCGCTGACTGCTCGCAACATGTCTTCTGCTGAAGGTATTCCAGATAGTGGTTTTGATGTAGTCTTCCGTGGTCTTCCACTTCAGACTTTCCACATCTACGATGGTGTTCTGAATGTTGATCAGACTGTTGATAGCGACACAGCAGCTAACAGCAGCATGTTCATCCCAGATAATGTTGCCATCTTCATGCCAGATCCAAACCCAGATTGGGTTGGTCTGATCAACTCCTCCGAGTTCGTGAAAGAAAACATCATGGACAACGGTAAGCAGGTCTACGGTTTCCACAGTTGGACAACCAACACAATCGACCCTGCTGGTGTTGAGTTGAAGATGATCGATAACTGTCTTCCAGTTCTCTACGTACCTAAGTCAATCGCTTACGGTACAGTAGCTAACTTCTAAGATAGCTTCGATTGAAGTCAAAGACGGGCTATGGGCGTTTGGCCTGTGGCCCGTTTTTTATTAGGCATAGAGATGAAAACACTATTTGCATTTTTACCTCCTGTATTGGCAGCGGCAGACGGATTCCCAAACTTTGAATGGGGAACTGTCAGTGCAACCGGGTTGTTAGGTTGGTACTTGTGGTATAACACCCGAGTCACCATGCCAAAACATCAGGAGCAGATTTCAGACATGCAGGCCCACTTTAGTGAACAGATTCTCGCCCAGAGAGATCATTACGAGAAACTTCTGGATGAGCAACAGGGTCGACATGAAGAGCGTCATAATCAAATTGTGGGAGCTTTGGAAAAACTGGTTAACAAGTTAGAAGAATAATATGGCTACGATAAGTAAAATTTTGATCTGTCAAAAATGTAAGCAAGCTTACGATGTTACTTATCTTGTTTTGGATCACGGAATACAACGACTCAACGAATACTTACAGGACGAATGTCCTCATTGCGAAGGCAAGCAAAATGGCGAAGAAGAAACTTAAGAAGCCATTCAAAGGCTACAACAAAAAAAAGAATCATCCCGAAGGAGGTCTGAAGCCTTCCTACGCAAAGAAGTTAGGCATTCGGGCAGGCATCGAAACCAAAAGAGAGGCAGAACGCAAAGGCGGTGTTCGCAAGATGTCAAAGAAGACTCAGGCTCGACGCAAAAGCTTCTGCGCCAGAATGAAGGGGATGAAACGTAAATTAACTTCTGCGAAGACTGCTAATGACCCCAATAGCAAGATCAACGCATCATTAAGAGTCTGGAAGTGCTGAGATGAAAAAACCTAAAATGAAGAAACGTAAGATGAAGAATCCCTGTTGGAAGGGTTACGAAGCTTACGGAATGAAAAACAAAAACGGTCGTATGGTTCCTAATTGCGGAAAGAAGAAGTAGTCATGCCAAAAGTAGGTGGAAAAAAGTTTAGTTACACTGCCAAAGGTAAAGCCAAGGCAGCTAGATATCGAAAGAAGATTGACGAGAAAAGGCGTAGAGCTAAAGAAGCTCGCAAGATGGTCGTCACTGATGATGCAAAGCCAACCTCCCGTTACAAGTACCCCAAAGGATCTAAACTCAAATGACTCGAATAAGCAGAGCAGTATCGAACACGGTTAGCTTCTCTCCCTCCAGAGCTATTGAGACATTCCCTCACATGGATTTAGCTGGAGGTGGTGGTGGTGGAACTACACTAACAATTGACCTTGCTACCAGCGATGCAAGCCCAACCGCCAATTATGACACTGGGGAATTCAAAAAATCGGGCGCTTTCAGCTCTTCCATTCCAACAACCTTCGATAGTTACATTCAAAGGGGTTATGATTATCGTCAGGTTGGAATTTCGTATTCAAGTTACTACAGTAGTTATGATTTCTATCATCCGTATTTTCGATTTGTGAATGTGGGAGTCCCGCAAGGTTCAACTATCAGCAGTGCATATTTGATACTTGAAGTCCCTGCTTCTCCTGCTGGTTATCCAGCATCTGACGGAGACACTTTCAGAATTGCAGGTTATGATTCAGATGATGTATCACAGCCATCGACAGGTTCAGATGGTGCGCATAGTTTACACACATCAGCCACTGTAGATGGCTGGCAACTTCGGTCAGATGGGGGGATTACAACCTCTCCAGACATTAAAACGATTATTCAGGAAATTGTAGACCGTGCTGGTTGGTCATCAGGAAACGATATGATGTTTATGGTTTGGCAACCAACAGCACAATCTTCCACTTACAGAAGGTATTACAACACTGGTAAAGATTCAGGTGACACAGCACCACAGTTACAGATAACGTATTCGTAATGTCAGAACACAGATAAAGCAGCCCAATTAATTATTAATGTTTAGGAGAAGCTAAATGGCTTTTACAAAAGTACTAAATGCAGTTAGTGCCAACTCCAATAGTTCCACGTATGACTTTAACAAAGGTGAAGGTCAAATCGTAGCTGCTGGTACTTGGGATACTGCTACAGTCAAATTGCAAATGTCTCCCGATGGAGGCACAACTTGGGTTGATGTAGGTTCTGCATCGACATTTACTGAAGATGGTACTGCGAGCTTCGCACTCAATGCGTGCAAGGTTCGTGTTAATGTATCGTCTGTAGGATCAAGCACATCTGTTAGTGCTTGGATTTCCACAGAAGTTCATGGTGATTTAAGCACATAGGAGTATAACTAATGGCTGGATTCACAAACGCTGGAAAAGAAAACGTCCTGAACTATGCATTCAGAGCAGTTTCTACGCCTGCAACCTACAAACTTCACCTTTGCACTAGTGCCTCTGCTCCTTCAGCAGATACTAATACACTTGGTGATTTAACTGAAATTAGCGATAGCTACACAGTAGCTTCTTTGACTCCCGGAACAACTGATTTTGATTCCACTCAGGAAGATGATTCCAATGACAAAGGTATCATCCAGATCAAAGACATTACATTCGCTGGTCCAATTACAAATGCTCGGTACTGCGTACTGACTGACGCTAATTCAACAGCAGCTTCTCGTGAAGTTCTTTTGTATTGGGACTTAGCTAGTAATCGAAGTGTAAGCTCTGGACAGAACTTAGTTCTTCAGGACTTGCAGATCGAACTAACTGAATAGTTCAAATAACAGGCGGTACTCTCAACTGGGGAGTACCGTCTTTATTTTTAGGGTAGACCATGGCTCAATTCGCTAGACCAGACGCAGATACATCAGCAGGAAACTGGACCGCAAGTTCTGGTTCTGACCTGTACGCTATGCTTGATGAAACTTCTGCAAGCGATTCAGACTACATTACTGTAACTGATAATTTTGGAAGTGCAGAAGCCACTACTCTCAGTTTAAGTTCAGTAACTGATCCTTCAGATCACACTTCAACCTCAGTTGTCGTTCGATCATATACCGATTCTTACTCAGGATCAGTAACCCTAAACGTCCACCTAAAAGACGGGTCGACATCGATAAAAAGCGAAAACTTTACTCCATCTACATCGTACTCAAACCATACGATGAGTTTNAGTACCACGCAAGCAGCATCTATCAGCAGCTACGCAAATCTAACTCTCATACTTACTGCAACCGATAGCTTTGGGATGGGTAGTGAGACTAGGATCTCACACGCTTACTTCACCTGCCCAGACGCATCACTTGCTGATCTTGAAGTAACTCCAAGTGCAGCTACTGCAACAGCCGCAACAGTTAATCCTACAGTTTCAGGATCTGATTTAACTTTAAGTTCCATTACCGCTGCATCAGCAAAAGCAGCTACTAGTTTTGATGTGACTGTTAGTGGGATTACCGCAGCCAGTGCTACTGCAAAAACAAATCATAATGATCATGGGTACTATTGGTTTTTAATTGAGCAAGAAGAAATAGTTTTTTCTGG